CAGTAAAGCGTACTGAGCAACAAATCAAAACATAAACCCGCCACTGCTGCGGGTTTTTTTATGTCCGAAATTCTTCGCGCCACGCTCGGCGCAATTCAACCACAGAGCCTTTCAGGGGTGAGCCATAGGGTACGGTCGGTGTGACTGTCTCTGTGGGCTGATCATTCCTGAGCGCTGGCTCACCCGCTAAAAGGAAAGTCACTATGTTCGGTATCTTCAAAAAGAAAGCACGTAAAGCTGTTGTCGAAGTAAAGAAAATGGAAAACCGCGACGCGGTTGAAGCTACGGTGTGGGGTGCTTACTCCATTGCGTATGCCGACGGCACATGCGACGCGAAAGAAATCGCCACTCTGGAAAAAACCATTTCAGCATTGCCTGCTTTCGCACCGTTCGCTGGTGAGATAGCACAGATGAGTAGCAATATCCGTGCTCGCTATGAAGCTTCTCCGCGCTCTGCTAATGCTCAGGCTCTGCGCGAACTGGCTGACGTTGCCGGTACAAACGATGCTGTTGATGTTCTTTGCCTGTGCCTGGATGTCGCTGACAACGACGGCATCGGGGAAGAAGAAGAGAAGCAGCTCAAGAAAATTGCTCAGGCGCTGCAACTTCCACTGGATCAGTACCTGTGATCGGAAAACTGCGCTGGGCAGCCGCCGGAGTTTTGTTGTTCCTGGTGGTTGCCATCGACTTTACCAGCAAAATGATGTCCATCCTTGCTGATGGCGTGCTGGTAGCCGGGGTAATTGCTTTACTCTGGCCCGTGTTTAAATCCAGTAAATAACACTGTGCAAAAGGTCATTTCTGATGGCCTTTGACAGAGTGAATTTTTTCTTCGGTGCTATAGTAAACTGGCGTTCGATAATGCTCTCGATACTGATAACACTTGGTGGGGATACACCAACTTCGCAGAGACAACTGCATGACCCATGACCAGCAACCCAATGCTGGTCTTTTTTTTCCGCCATTAGCTCAACTGGAAAGAGCACGGAGCTTCTACCTCTGTGGTTCGGGGTTCGAATCCTCGATGGCGGACCAGTGTCCAATTCGTTAAGCGAGGAAGTTTCTCAACTCTGATTTATGCGCTATTTTTTTATTGTGGTGAATCCCCCTATGCGGAGGGGCGTTCCAGCAGTTACCTGAAAAGGAAACCTCTCAGACGCGGGAATGTTTGCTGGAGTAATTCTCACCGGGAGGCACCCGGCACCACGATAACAATAATATCGAATTGATAATTCCTTGAGAGCCTGCTTTAAACAGCAGGTTTTTTTTGCTCGTTTCCCGAAGTTACGGCTACGCTAAAGAAGAAGGGGATATATCCGCTGGCAGGTGGTTCTCCTGAACCATCAGTGAATCGGCCTCGATACCCGGACGTCACTACCTGTCTTTCGGATGATCTCCTTTCTACCTTCTTGTGATAATCATCACTTTAGCCTGCTCTCGCGAGCGGGCTTTTTTTATTCCCCTCAAATTTCCTGAGAGGGATCACAGCAATAAGAGGGGGCTTAATGTCCGATCCATTAACCGGCACCGGCGCTGTTCTCGGCGGCGGCCTGCTGGGTTCAGTCCTGTACGGCGTCTTTACTCATACAGATTTTGGTGTGGTGTTCGGGGCGTTTGGTGGTGCGGTGTTCTACGTCGCGACAGCCACAAACCTGTCCCGCGCCCGACTGGCAGCATATTTCCTGACGTCGTTTATCGTTGGGGTGCTCGGGGCGGGTCTTATTGGCTCACTGCTAAATACAGCTTCGCACTATGAAAAACCGCTGGATGCACTGGGTGCAGTGATTCTGTCTGCCCTGTGTATAAAAATCCTCACTTATCTTAACAACCAGGACCTGAACAACGTGTTCAAGTTTTTCTCGCGGCTACGTGGGGGAGGGGGAAATGGTAATTGACCCGTCAGCAGTCTTTAATGCGTTTATTTGTGCGGCCATCGTCATCGTGCTGATGTTTTACCAGCGACATGGCGCCCGGCATCGCCCCTTTATTTCTGTCCTGGCGTATATAACCGTGCTGGTTTACGCCGCGATCCCCTTGCAGTTCATCTTCGGCCTTTATCGTGATTCCAGCTGGCTGGTGGTGGTCGCAAACATTCTTATCTTCGCCGCCATCCTGAAGGTTCGTGGAAATATGGCGCGGCTGGTTGGTCATCTGAGGCACTAATGAACCAAACACAATTTCAGAAGGCGGCTGGTATCAGCGCCGGGTTAGCTGCGCGCTGGTTTCCGCATATCGACGCCGCTATGAGGGAATACGGCATCACCGCACCGCTTGATCAGACCATGTTTATTGCCCAGATGGGGCATGAAAGCACCAGATTTACCCGGCTGGTGGAGAACCTGAATTACGCGGTCGAAAACCTGGTACCGACGTTCGGTAGCCACCGCATCACGCAACAGCAGGCCGCCGCACTTGGCAGAACGGCAACGCAACCGGCAAACCAGAAAGCGATCGCCAATCTGGTTTATGGCGGTGAGTGGGGAAAAGAACACCTTGGCAATCAGGTTTCCGGTGATGGCTGGAAATATCGCGGTCGCGGCCTGAAGCAAATCACCGGGCTCAGCAATTATCGCAACTGTGGCCACGCGCTGAAGCTGGACCTTGTAACCCAGCCTGAATTGCTTGAACAGGATGAATACGCCGCGCGCTCAGCCGCATGGTTCTATGTCTCTCGCGGTTGCCTGCTTCATTCCGGCGACGTTGAGCGTGTGACCCTGCTTATCAATGGTGGCAGAAACGGGCTGGATAAACGCCGCGCGCTGTTTAACCTGGCGAAATCCGTTCTGGTGTGAGGTGAATGTGGGTATCGAAACGATAATCGGGCTGACCGCACTGGTGATTTCCGCCATTGCAGGCGCTTTTGGCCTGGGCCATATTCGCGGCACCAGCAAAGTGGAAGCGAAAGCCGACCAGCAGCGCACTGAAGATAACGCAGCTGCAACGGTCACAGCAGCCGAACGCCGGGTAGAAGCAACGAAAGAGGCCAGCAATGTACAGCAGACTGTTAACCATATGTCTGGCGACGATGTTGATCGCGAGCTGCGTGACACGTGGAAGCGTCCCGGTGGTGGTTGATACCGCCTGTGACTGGGTAAAACCAATCTACCTAACAAAGCGTGGCAGGCGAACTGCCAGAAACAAACCAGAGCCATGAAATAGCATGGCCTATGCCGGTTTTATTTGAAATATTTATCATCGCTTGTGGTGCAATTATGAAAGGCTTATTTATCCCTGGTGTGACTGAGCTTGGCGCATCATCAGATAGTTTTCCATCCGGCATAGTTATTCCCGGTGCTAATGTTATGACGCTGCCGCCTGGCGAGTGGGTTGACCTTAGCGATATCGATCTTACCTCCTCTGCACTGGATTATCGGGTTTCGTTCAGTTGTGCAAGCAACCATGCATACTACTCAGCTGACGGAACTATTCAGTTCGCTGCACCTGACGTATGGCCGCTTGAGTACCGAAATGGAGTGGCAGTTGGAAGGCATGAGCCTGAGCCTCAGTCAACAAACTACATGCTTAACACGGCAACTCCTGAATTGCTCAAAACCGCATTGTCAGGTGGAGGTACTATTTCCGCGCGCAGACTTGCGCAGCCGGGGATCCCCATAGCTGAATACACATTTTATACGCCATCAGCTCTCTCGGAATGCTACTCACTTATCGGTGGTCAGGGAGTGGGGGAGGGTGGGGATTCAGCCTATTCAGTTTTTGTCCGATCCGATCAGAAAAATAAGCAAATCGTCATGTATGCGGACTCGACCCTTGAGCACCCGCGATATCCGATAACGTCTTCACTCACTCGTTTAGTTATAAAGAGAACCGCCGCCGGGACTGCTAGATTTTCGTGGCTGGGCCTGAGATCTCTTGCAGATACTTTAATCGCGTCAGTTAGTGGGTATCAGGTCGAAAAAGGGACCTTTGTAACATCGCCAATCGTCACGGGGGCGACGGCCGCCACGCGAGCCGCAGCATTCGTTTTCATCAAAAATCCCGGCGGCATAGCAACTTCCTGCCGGGTAAATTATTCAGACGGTACGACAAGTACACTGGACTTTGCTGGCGCAGAAGAGGTGCAGCTCGCTCAGGCAGCAACTGACTGGGGCACCAGGTACATTCAACGGATAGAGTATTTGAAATTATGATTAAATACCTGTGCTTTCCTGACGAATTCACAGCTCGTAAAACGACTGGCTGGTGGTCGAAAAAATCAGGCTGGATAGCGCCAACACCTCAGCTTCAAATAGCGGTGCGTGGCGTGTTGTACAGCGATGATGGTGAATATGATGCCGACGGAAATGTGACGACACAGCCAAAGGCTCTTCCGGGGTTTCATGTTGATGTGATTTACGGCGTGATACCGGAGGCTGCGCAGAAATTTATCATCAATCCATCAACACCTGAATACGTACTGGCGTAGGGGGGGGGCACATGGCAACAGAAAGAATGACAATCGGTAGTGAGCCAGTTCAAATAACGAATGGTACGAATAGCGCACTGGTAACGGTTCTGGGCAGCTATGCAATCAGTTTTGCGGAATCTGACGTATCCCCGGATATAAATGCCGGTGACTACCTCAGGGACAGAATGGTAATTCATCCGCCGCTGAAGGTATGGGTCTGGAACGCAAATCCAGGAACGTTGAAAATTGCTGTGACACGCTGGACGGACTGATGCTGGAGAATTTATGCAGGTCATTATTGATGGTGCCCCGTATGCACCCGCCTGCGCAATTTCATCGCGGATCGGGATTTGGCCGCAATAAGCTAAATGACCTTTCGGTGCTTTACCGTGACGCGGTTGCCTGCTTCATTCCGGCGACGTTGAGCGTGTGACCCTGCTTATCAATGGTGGCAGAAACGGGCTGGA